AGTTGAAACCTAATTAAAAAATAAGAAAAAAGAATTAGAACGAATTTCAGGAGAAGTTATTCCCACAATGTTAACAGAAATGGGATTATCTTCTCTTAAACTTGCAGATGGATCTGCAGTTGATGTGAAACCATATTATGCAGCCAATATCTCTTTAAAGAATAGAGAGGAGGCGTATAATTGGCTTCGTTCCAATGGCCTAGGTGATATCATTAAAAATGAAATCATCGTTTCCTTTGGACGGAATGAAGATAACAAGGCGGCACAATATGCTAACCTTGCGAAGGGTCAGGGGTATCAACCAACACAAAAGTTGAAGGTTGAGCCTATGACCCTGAAAGCGCTAGTCCGAGAGCGTATTGAAAATGGCAAAGATATGCCAACGGATATTTTTAACGTGTTCGTAGGAAACCGAACCACAATTAAAAGGAAACAATAACCATGAACAAAGAAACACAAGTCGCGAAACGCGAAAATGCAGGTGCATTGTCTACAAATATATTTGAAGCCGATGCAAATGCTGGCTCTCAGAATATTACGCAAGAAGATTTAGCGTTACCTTTTCTGAAAGTTTTAGGACAATTATCTCCGGAAGTTAATAAACAAAACGCTAAGTTTATTAGTGGGGCAGAACCTGGAATGATTGTAAACAGCGTAACCAAAGAGCTCTATGATGGAACTAAAGGCATAGATATTATACCTGTTCATTATGAAAGACACTACGTCGAATGGCAAGACAGAGGTCAAACTGGAAATGCTCCTGTAGCAATTCACAGAGCAGATAGTAATATCATAAGTACAACTACTCGTGATAAGTCTTGGAAGGATAGATTACCAAACGGTAACTATTTGGAAAATACTGCTAATCACTTTGTGATTCTTTTGGGTAAAAGTCCATCAACAGCATTGATATCTATGAAGGCTACTCAATTAAAGATTAGTCGTAAATGGAATTCAATCATGATGGGGCTCAAGCTTCAAGGTAAGAATGGCTTATTCACACCGCCAACATACAGCCACATTTATAATCTAAAAACTGTTCAAATGTCGAATGACAAAGGAACATGGTTTGGATGGGATGTATCTAAAGTTGGTCCGGTTACAGATAAAGGTGTTTATGCGATTGCTAAAACGTTTGCTGAAAAAAACAGCAAGGGTCAAGTGAAAGTTAAACACGGATCTGACGAATCAAAAAGCGATTCACCATACTAACAGTATCCTAGGAGACGTGCGCTGAAGCGAGAGTTGAAGCGCCTGTTTAAAATATGATTGAAGATAGAATTAAAAAATTTAAAAATATATTTAAAGGATTAGAACGTGCCCACGGCTGCACTAAAGTAAGCGCACCAACAGAAAATGGCGTTAAGGTAAAAGGACAATCTTTTGTAGTAAGACAACCTGTAACAGATGAGCTTTGGTTAAAACATTTACAGGGTTCACAAAGTTTAGGAATTATTCCAATTAATGAAGATAATCAATGTATATGGGGATGTGTAGATATAGATTCATATGCAGGATTTGATCATAAAAAATTAATAGATAAAATAAAAAATTATAATCTACCACTGGTAGTGTGTAGATCAAAGAGTGGCGGAGCACACGTCTTTCTGTTTACCACAGAGTCGGTATCAGCAGAAAGAATGAGAGACAAACTTACAGAAATAAAAACATTACTAGGATACGGCGGATCAGAAGTCTTTCCAAAACAAATTCAATTAAAATCGCAAGATGATACAGGAAATTTCCTTAACTTACCATACTTTAATGGTGATGATTCAACAAGATATGCATTCAAAAATGATGGAACTGCAGCAAGTTTAGAAGAATTTTATAAAATATATGAAGAAGTAAAACAGAAAGACATAACAAAAATTAAAATAGAAAGACCTAAATCAGATTATGATGATGCACCACCATGTATAGAACTTATGGCTATGAATAAAATACCAGAAGGTGGCAGAAACAATGCTATGTTTCATTTTGGTGTGTATGCTAAAAAGAAATGGCCCGCAGAATGGAAAAGTAGAATTACAATGTTTAACATTGCAGCATCAGCAAGTCCGTTAAGTGAATCAGAAGTTGATATAATTAAAAGACAACATGACAAAAAAGACTGGGGCTATAAATGCAATGATGTCCCAATGTGTAATTTATGTGATAAAAAATTATGTAAAACTAGAAAATATGGAATAGGGGATGACTTAGTCTTTCCTTTACTCGCTGATTTACAAAAAATTAAATTAGAAAAACCCTATTATTATCTTAATGTTGATGGACAAAGATTACATTTAGAAAATGTTAAGTTTTTAAAACAACAAAGTTTATTCCAGGAAGCATGTATGGAACAGTTGGACTTTAAACCACCAACCGTTAAGCCTAAAGACTGGGACATGATTATAAATCCATTGATGAAGAACCACGAACCTGTAGAAGCACCAGAAGGTGTAACAACAGCAGACCAATTAACAAATCATTTAGAAGAATTTTGTTTAAATAGACACATAGGTTCTGATGTTACAGACCTTAAAAAAGGTGGAGTATGGACTAATGGGGGATATCATCATTTTGTTTTCAGTATGTTTTATAGCAAATTTTTAGTGAGACAAAGATGGGATATAAACTATCAACGAACAGCGCAAATGTTAAAAGATCACTGTAGTTGTGATGATAAAAAAAGAGTAGGAAAAGAAAGAATTTCTGTTTTTACAGTAAAACAATTTGATAAGAAAAAAGAAGATTATGTTCAAAAAGAATTGAAACCGAAGGATGTATTTTGAAAACAATAGTACTAGGACCACCAGGAACAGGCAAGACGACAACCTTATTAAATAAAGTAGATGATTATTTAAAAGAAACTGATCCAGATAAAATTGGTTATTTTGCTTTCGCACAAAAAGCTGCATACCATGCTAGAGACGAAGCAATTAAAAAATTTAATTTAACTGAGGATGATCTTCCATACTTTAGAACTCTACACTCCCTAGCGTTTAGAAAACTAGGGCTAAAGAAAGATCAAGTTATGCAATCAAGACATTATAAAGACCTTGGAAAAAAACTTGGATTTCCAGTCTCTTATGCAGAACATCAAGAAGATCACGGTATATTTACTTCTGATAGTGAGTATTTACAAATTATACAATTAGCACAACTTAGAAATATTACACCTGAACAACAGTATAACAGAAGAGAACATACGCAAGATTTAGAATTAGATAAATTACACATTATTCACAATGAATTAAAAAGATATAAAAAAGAATATAACTTAATTGATTTTAATGACATGATTCTAAATTTTATTAAGTCGGACTTATCTCCCAAATTTGATGTGATCTTTATTGATGAAGCACAAGATTTGTCCTTAATGCAATGGGATATGACAAAAACTATTTGGAATAAGAGTGAAGATACTTTTATTGCAGGCGATGATGATCAGGCTATTTTTAAATGGGCTGGTGCTGATGTAGATTCTTTTATAGCTTTACAAGATCAAATGATCAATCTTCCATTAATACAATCACATAGAATACCTATTAAAGTTCATCAACTAGCAATGGGAATTATAAATAGAATTAAACATCGAATTGATAAAACATGGCAGCCTAAAACTAATGAAGGAAGTTTACACCGACATTTTGATATTGATTCAGTAGATATGTCTTCTGGAGAATGGTTGGTATTAGCTAGAACTAAACACATGCTAAAAGAAATAGAGGATGTTCTATATCGTAAAGGTTTATATTATGAAACTAAACATAAGCGTAGTTATGAAAAGGATATTCAAGAAGCTGCTACAAACTGGGAACATTTAAGACAGGGACAACTTTTAAATTACAAACAAATAGAAAAAATTTATGGTTATATGTCTCCTGAGCATAGAGATAAAACATTGATGCAGGGTATGACGAAAGGATCATTCTATGGAATTGATCAATTAACTAAAGACTTTGGATTAAACACTAAGAAAGTTTGGTTTGAAGCCTTTGATGATGCCGGTTCTCGACGAATAGAATATTTAAGAAAGATGCGAGCTAATGGTGAACAATTAAATAAAAAACCAAGAATAGAACTATCCACAATACATGCAGCTAAAGGCGGTGAATCACAAAACGTAGTATTACTTACTGATCTTACTAAAACAACACTAGACACTTATGAAAAAAATCCTGATGATGAGAATAGATTATTTTATGTAGGTGCAACACGAACAAAAGAAAATTTACACATTATAGAACCTAAACAATATAACAAAGGATTTATTATATGAGTATTTGGGAAAAACAAATTGGAGGACAACATTATAAAAAAATGAAAATCCAACCAAGTGAATTTGTTCATAAAAATAAAATGTTATTTGCCGAGGGTAATGTTATTAAATATATTTGTCGTCATCCCTTTAAAGATGGCAAACAAGATTTATTAAAAGCTATTCACTATTGTGAAATGATTATAGAGAGAGATTACAAATGA